TGCCGTCGGCTCGCGCGCCAGGGGCGTCTGGGCTACACGCTCGCGGAGTGCGTGGAGGGTCTGGGTGGGAGGCGAGCGCGGCAATGGTATGCGGTGGAGCCGGCGCATCTTGGCTGACCCGATCAAGCCGCTCCCTTTCAAGGCATCCGAAATGTGGCTCAACCAGTGCGCAACCTGCGGCACGAACAACCCAGCGTTCGCACCGCTGCGCCCCGAACTGTGCGCCGGCTGCGGGCAGCAGCTCGTGGTCGCGAGCATGTCGGACGCGGGGCGGCAGTACACCGACTCTTACGATGCGTCTGTAGCACGACGCACAGCGCAGGCGAAGGCCGCTGCGTATCGGTGCGCGCAGTATCGCGTGCGAGCGCAGCGCGCGGCGGAAGAGGCCGACCAGATCGAACGCCGTAAGCAGCGCCGGCTCGCCGACGACGAACGGCGACGGCATCGGCGCGGGTGAGAATCTCGGCTGCACGCTTGCAACTTCCGATCAACATTTCTAACGTCCGCAACCCCGCTCCAAGCAATCCGCAACGAGCAACACAACCAACAGAACGCAACAGAACGAACAAACATGCTCACCCTCAAGTCAATCACACGGAACACGCTCAAGGCCCCGCGCATCGTGCTCTACGGCGTCCCCGGCATCGGCAAGACGACGCTGGCCGCATGCGCGGAAGCCCCGGTGTTCCTCCAGACCGAGGACGGTCTCGGTGGCATCGACGCGCCGGCCTTCCCGCAGGCGCAGAACTACGGCGACATCCTCGGCGCTATGGCCGCGCTCATCAACGAGCCGAACGACTACCAGACCGTGGTGCTCGATTCGTTGGACAAGCTCGAGCCGCTGTTGTGGGAGCAGACCTGCGCCGACAACGGCAAGAAGCACATCGAGGACTTCGGCTTCGGCAAAGGCTACCAATACGCCGCGAGCGAGTGGCGGCGGTTGCTCAACGGCTTCGACATTCTGCGCGAGCAGGGCAAGACGATCGTGCTCATCGGCCACAGCACCGTGGTCCGCTTCGAAAGTCCCGAGGTCGACGCCTACGACCGCTACCAACTGCGCCTGCACAAGCTGGCCGAGGCAACGGTTGTCGACTGGGCCGACTGCGTGCTGTTCGCCAACAGCAAAGTGACGGCGGTCACGAGCGGTGAACGCAAGCGCGGCGTCGGCGACGGCTCGCGCGTGCTGCTCACAACCGAACGTCCGGCGTGGCGTGCCAAGAATAGGTATGCGCTCCCCGACCAGATCCCCGTGCCGACTGGCAATCCGCAGTCGGCGTGGAACATCATCATGCACGCCATCGCGAACGTCGCGACGGCAACGAACCTGTCCGATACCCAACCCAACAACAGCAAGAACGAGAGCACGTGAACATGGAGAACTTCTACTTCGACGCGAGCCAGATCGAACCGCAGACTGCCTTCGACCCGATCCCCGACGGCTGGTATTCCGTCAGCATCACCGGAGCGGAATGGAAGGCCACGCAGGCCGGCGCGCAGGCACTGTCGCTGACCATGGAAGTGGACGGCAACAAGCACCCTTTGCACGCCAACCGGAAGCTCTGGGCCAGCCTGAATCTCAACAACGCGAGTGACAAGGCCCGCGAGATCGCACAGCGCGAGCTGTCGTCGATCTGCCACTCGATCAACAAGCTGCAACTCGCGAACATCAGCGACCTGCTCGGGGCGCAGTTGCTCGCGAAGGTCGTCGCGAAGCCGGCGCAGGAACGGGACGGCAAGCGTTACGACGCCCGCAACGAGATCAAGGGCTACAAGGCGGCGGGCGATGCGCCGAAGCCGGCGGCGACCACGACGGCGGCGGCTCCTGCTGCGGCGGCTGCGAAGCCGTCGTGGAAGCGGGGCTGAGGAACACACTGCGCCCGTCGTGAGGCGGGCGCGCATTATACACACACAAGCACGAGATACACACATGGCAGCAAAGAAGAAAGAGAAGGACTCGGACCTCAACGAGAGCATCGAGACCACGAAGCGCGCGCAAGTCGGCGTCACAGTCAGCGCCCCGAACATGCTGATGGTCGAGCTGTTCCTGCACGGGACCGATCCCTACGTGCAGCACAAGTTCTCGGCGAAGGCTCGCGAGATGATCATGGCCACGCAGGCCGCAGGCAGCACCGCGAAGTCGAAGAAGAAGCGCGAGCCGAAGGACTTCGACAAGGTGTGCCACGAGGCCACGCACTACAGCCGCGACGGTTGGATCGGCATCCCAGCGCCGGCATTCCGTAACGCGATGATCTCCGCGTGCCGGCTCGTCGGGTTCAAGATGACGCTGGCGAAGCTCGCCATCACCATCAAGGCCGACGGCTACGACCGCGACGAGGGCTCGCCGCTGGTGCAGATTTTCGGCAAGTGGCGGCGGCATGATGCCGCAGCGCGCAACGACAACGGCAGCGTCGACATCCGCAGCCGCCCGATGTGGGAGAACTGGATGGCCAAGCTCGTCGTGCGCTACGACGCAGACACGTTCACAGCGCAGGATGTTGCGAACCTCGTTCTGCGCGTCGGCATGCAGGTCGGCGTCGGCGAGGGCCGCAACGATTCCAAGAAAAGCGCCGGCATCGGCTGGGGCGCGTTCGAACTGTCGGACCAGGAATCGTTCGAACGGTTCAAGGCGCAGCAAGCATGACCTGCGCAACCGCACAGGGCATCGCCCAAGAACTGAAGCAGGTCGCGAAGGATCATCGCGGCTTGCTTCCGGCTGAGGCCGTCGTCGATTGGGCTCGCAGTCACCCACAGAGCGAACTGCACTCGCAGTTCACGTGGGACGATGGCGAGGCCGCCGACAAGTGGCGGCTGCACCAAGCGCGCAACATCATCCTCAAGGTGACGATCGAGTTCCCGAAGGGGGGCGAGACCACGCGCGCGTGGGTCAACCTTCCAAGTGATCGCACGGGCGATTCGCCGGTCTACAGGCCGATCGTCCGAGTGATGACCAACATGGACATGCGGCGCGAGCTGCTGGAGTCCGTGAAGGCAGAACTCGGCAGGCTGCGTGAGAAGCACGCAAACCTGACCGAGCTGGCATCCGTGTGGAACGCTATCGCCGAGGCAACCTCGCGTGGCTGAAGGATGCTGGGATATGGCGAGGCGGGGCGAGACGAGGCGGGGCGCGGCGCGGCGTGGCCGGACATCGCAGGCGCGGACAGGATCGGCGCGGCAAGGTGGGGCCGGTCTTCGCAGGCACGGCATGGCGCTCCTGGCTCGGCCGGGCACGGCGCCGCATCGCAGGCTTGGTTGGGCAGGGCGTGGCGCGGCGCGGCGCGGCTCGGCCGGCCATCGCAGGCATGGCGCGGCCGGGCGCGGAGAGGCGCGGCACGGCAGCGATTGGCGTTGCACCGCAGGCTTGGCGAGGCTCGGTTGGGCAACGCGCAGCTAGGCACCGCAGGCACGGCGGCGGACGGCAAGGCTGTGCAAGGCGGGTCACACCTTCGCAGGCGTGGCTACGATCGGCACAGCAGCGCTAGTAAGGCAGCACGGGGGGGCGTCGGGTAACTGACGCTCCCCATTTTCTCACAGCACACACATGATCCAGCTTCGTAGTTACCAACGCGCCGCCATCGACGCCACGTTCGACTGGATGGCCGCGAACGACGGCAACCCGCTGATCGTGCTGCCGACGGGGGCGGGCAAGTCGCTGGTCCTCAGCGCGATCATCCACGACGTGCTGACGCAGTGGCCGAGCGAACGCATCCTGTGCGTTACGCACGTGAAGGAACTGATCGAGCAGAACCACGCGGCGGCACTGCGATACTGGCCCGAGTGCCCGGCGGGGATCTACTCCGCTGGGCTGCGCAAGCGGGACATCGACGCGCGGGTGCTGTTCTGCGGCATCCAGAGCGTGGCAGACAAGGCCGCGACGATCGGATGGGCCGACATCGTCATCGTCGACGAGGCGCATCTCATCCCGCGCGAGGGCATGGGCCGCTACCGCAAGTTCCTCGACGCCATGAAGTCGATGAACAGCCAACTGCGCGTCATCGGCCTGACCGCGACACCCTACCGCACGGACAGCGGTCTGCTGTGCGAGGGCGAAGACCGGGTGTTCGACGGCGTGTCCTACGACGCCGACCTCGTGCAGCTCATCCGTGACGGGTTCCTCTCGCGCACGGTCGCGAAGCAGGTCGGCCACGAGATCGACACGACCGGCGTGCGCGTGCAGGCGGGCGAGTTCAAGTCGTCGGACCTTGAGGCCGCAGCGATGTCGGAGGACGCAGTGCCCGATGCCGTGGCCGAGATCGTGCGGCGCGGCGCGGATCGCAAGGCGTGGCTGTTGTTCTGCGTGTCAGTCAAGCACGCGATGGCCGTCGCCGACGAGCTCGGCAAGCACGGCGTGCAGTGCGCCCAGGTCTACGGCGGCACGCCGTCGGCGGACCGCGCCGAGATCGTGCGCGCGTTCAAGTCGCGTGAACTCAAGTGCATCGTGAACGTCAACGTGCTGACCACGGGATTCGACGCGCCGCACGTGGACCTTGTCGCCATCCTGCGCCCGACGTGTTCGCCGGGTCTGTTCGTGCAGATGGCGGGGCGTGGGTTCCGCACAGCGGAAGGGAAGAGCGACTGCCTGTTGCTTGACTTCGGCCAGAACTTCCGCCGGCACGGGCCGCTGGATGCGATCGAAGTGACCGGCAAGCCGCGCGAGGACCGCGAGCCGGGCGAAGCGCCGGTCAAGACGTGCCCATCGTGTGAGTCGTTGGTGGCAGCGAGTGCCCTGGAGTGCGCCGACTGCGGGCACCTGTTCCCGCCGCGTGAGCCGAAGCACACCGCGAAGGCCGACGAGGTCGAAGCGGTGCGTGGGCTGTCGGTGCCGAAGTTTGAAACGTTCCGCGTCGGGTTCCGCGAGTTCGCGCGGCACAGCAAGCCGGGCAAGCCGCCGTCGATGCGAGTGACCTACCACCCGCAGACGTTCGGGCCGACGATCTCCGAATGGATCTGCGTCGAGCACGACGGCTACGCCAAGAAGAAGGCGAAGGCATGGTGGAGAGAGCACGTAGGTTACGGCGTAACACCTGAATCAGTTGAGGATGCACTCGCTGAACAGCACACGCTGCACGAGACGCTGGAACTCACGGTCCGCACCGACAAGGAGTTCCCCGAGATCGTCGCCAGGAAGTTGAAAGTTGAACCGGGCAGCGACGAGCCCGATGCTGGTCCGCCCGCTGTCGGCATCAACTACGACGACATTCCGTTCTAGCTCACTCGCTTCTTGTTCTGGTCGGTCAGGACCAAGGACTCCATGTTCGCATCACCGCTCGACGCCGCGCTGCGCTATGCCAGCATCGGCTGGCCTGTATTTCCCTGCAACGAGAGCAAGCACCCGCTGACCCCGAACGGGTTCCACGGGGCGAGTATCGACCCCGCCGTGATCGCGCAGTGGTGGGCACGCAACCCGTCGGCGCATGTCGCGGTCGCGTGCGGCGCTGCGCGGCTTGCGGTAGTAGACCTCGACTACGACCCGAGCAAGTCGAAGGACGGGCCATCGGCGTGGCAAGTCATGTGCGAGGATCTGGGCCGCGACCTGTGCGGGCTGATCGCAACGACGCCGCGCGGCGGGCGGCACCTGTTCTATCGCATGCCCGACGATGCGGTGGTCGGGTGCCGTGTGGACCTGATCCCCAAGTCGGGCATCGACGTGCGCGGGGAGGGCGGCTACGTGCTGCTGCCGTCGCCGGCATCGCCGGGGCGCGAGTGGCGCGCGGGTGATCCATTCGACGTAGATGGCGACGGCGTCGGCGACTGCGGGCCGATGCCGCCGTGGGTGCGTGATCTGCTCGCGACCACCAGCGAACGGCGGCAAGGTCTGTCGGCAGGTGGGGAGAGCGGCACGGTGATCCCTCTGGATCCTGCGGCGGTCCGATCGATCCAGTCGGCTCTTTCCGCGATCGACAACGCGCCGCACGAGACTTGGTGGCAAGTGGGCATGGCGTTGAAGTCCACCGGGGCGCGCGAGCAGGCGTTCGACCTGTGGACCGAGTGGGCCAGCACGTGGCCGAAGTTCTCCATGAAGGACTCGCGGCGGCGATGGAACTCGTTCAAGGAGTTCCGGCACGACGGCAGCGAGATCGCCTTAGGGACGCTGTTCCACATTGCGAGGAGCCAGGGCTGGCAACCGCAGATGGAACTCGAGATCGCCGCCGAAGTGCGAGCACCCGAACCGGAACCGACCGACGATCGGCCAGCTACCCAAGCTGGCCGCGAACCGTTCCCGCGCAGGTTGCTGGACGACCTGCAAGGCACCGTCGGCGAGATGGCCCGATGGATGGTGCGGTCGTCGCCGCGTAGACAGCCGGCTCTGTGCCTCGCGTCGGCAATCACGTCGATCGGGGCGCTGCTGGGCCGGCGGGTGCAGACACCGACGTGCCTGCGCACGAACGTCTACGCCATGGGGATCGCCGAGACGGCCAGCGGGAAGGGCGTCGGGATCAAGCTACCGACCCGGCTGTTTGTCGCTGCCGGCGTGTCGAGGCTGATCGGCCCGTCCGAGTGGAAGTCGGATGCCGGCTTGCGTGCGGCACTAGCCGAGGAGGATCGCCGCAGCCAAGTCTGCTTGGTCGACGAGTTCACCAAGTTCCTGCAGGCAGTCAGTGGCCGGATGGCAGCGGGCCATCAGCTCGGCATCAAGCGGTCGCTGCTCGAGTTGTTCGGCAACGCCGACGGGACGTGGTTGCCGGCGGCTTACGCGGACCTGAAGCTGCACCCGGCGGACCCGATCGCGGAGCCGAACCTGTGCGTCTACGGGACGGGCGTCCCTTCGGAGTTGTTTGCCAGTCTGGATCGCGGCGCGGTCAGCGATGGCTTCCTCAACCGATTCCTCGTGTTCTTCGCCGACGAGCAGATGCCGGCGCGCCAGAAGATCCACAGCAGCGACCCGCCGATCGAGCTCGTCGAAGCGGTGCGGGACATTGAGCGGCGGACTCGACGGGTCGGGGACCTGCACGGCGTGTGCAGGACAGTTGCGGTCACGGGGAAAGCCGACGCGCTGCTCGACGAGATCCTCGACGCCAGCGATGCGCGGGTGCGGGAGTTCCGCGCCGGTCGCCATCCGGCCTTGGCAGACCTCTGGGTGCGCTACGGCGAGCACGTCGGCAAGTTGGCCCTCATCCGTGCCGTGGCAACCGATCCCTCAGCAGAGATCGACGTGGCGGACGTGGAGTGGGCCGACGCGGTCGTCGGCTGGACGTTCCGCCGGCTGGCGGCAGAGGCCGAGGACCGGATCAGCGACTCGGCGGTCGAGGCCGCGACGTTGCGCGTGCTGCGGACCGTGCGCGAGGCTGGACCGCTGGGCTTGTCGATGGCGGACCTGACGCGGCGGACCCAGTGGCTGCGCCGGTCGGAACGGAAGGACACGCTGGCTTCGCTGGTGGAGTCCGGTGAAGTAACCATGGCCGTTGAAGGAACCTCCCCAGTCGGCGGACGCCCACGGACGATGGTTGTCGCCGCCGGCTGAGACGCATCCCCGCGTAGTTGCTTGGCTTGTGACCGCGTGTCTATTTCGACACCGCGTGTCCGATCTGCCGCCGAGGTTCCTTCAGTTTGAAGAAACCTACCCTTCAAGAATACAGGGGAGAACGAAACCCGAACAACAGGGGAGGGGGGTGGCCTTGAAGG